ACCGCTGTCTAATCTTATGTTTGCCGCTCCAGAATATCCAGCCTGTCCAACGGTTCCAGTACCTACTAGAAAGTGAGAAGCATAGCCAGATGTTACGCCGTTGGCTGTCATTCTAAAATCTACATTGTCAGTTGTTGTTCTAACCAAAATTCTAACTTGTAGGCTTTGGTAGGTGCTTGGGATGCTGCTAAAGGTTACAGTTGACCCACCTGTTGCAGTAGTAGAAGCAATGGAATCGAACGCCCCTGGACTAAATGCAGGATTACCTGCAAGGAATGAGTCATACTTTGTTAGGTTGGTAAAACTAGAGGTAGTCTTGATCTTAGTTACTGCCATTGTCTACCTCTTCCCATATGCACGTGTCTTCATTGAGTACCCAGTTGCCTTCTTCTGGCTTAGGTGGGATAAAGGCATCCCGTGTCTGGTCATAGGTAAAACCAATGCCAGCATAGTTCTTACGGATATTGCCGTTGTAAGATGTTTGAACCCAGTTGCCACCTAAGAGTGACTGACAAAAGGCTACGCCTTTGGCTTCTGATTCAACGCCGTTATCTAGTAGCTCATTGTTGTGAACTACAATTACTTGAGTGACGATATTAGATTCGTCTAACTGAGCAAAGTGTGCCATTAGAAAGTGATGCTCCCGCTTCCAGTCCATTTGTAAGTACGGTATCCACCTGAAACTGTGATTGTTGGTGAGCCTGTAGTTGATGCTGCTGCAGCCAATGAATCTGGGTAACGAACAATTACAGTTCCTGATCCGCCGCTCTTAGGTTCAAATCCTGAACCTTGAGATGCTCCACCACCGCCACCGCCAGTGTTGGCAGCACCGTCTGTTGCTTGCACATCATCAATGACCGCTCCATTACCACCACCGCCTGCACCACCTAAGCCGCGACTACCGCCTCCGCTTTGTCCACCACCACCACCACCTGCATAAGTGGTTCCAAAATAAGTTCTACCTGGGCCACCGTTACCACCTTGATTTGATCCTGAGCCACTACCAGAACCATCAGCGCCACCACCGCCAGCACCTTCGCCGTTGTTTGAGACGCTTCCGTTACCACCTGCTGAACCATAGCCAGTTGCACCTGATGGACTTGTTTGAGTGGATGCTCCACCAGTTGTAGCACCTGACTGATCTGTTCCTCCACCACCGCAACCGCCAGAAAATACTGCGCTTGCTGTAGCACCACGACCACCGCCAATAGCAGTGAAGGTATCAAAGACAGAATTAGAACCATTTGCATTTGGAGATCCTGCTCCACCTGCACCAACAGTTACTGTATAAGTTGTTCCTATTACAAAGGCTTTAGTTGATGAGTAGACAAGTCCACCTGCACCACCACCACCGAAGCGATTACCACCGCCACCGCCACCTGCGACAACAACTGTCTCAATAATCTGTGGGACATAGGCAGTATTGCCTGCAAGCAAACTTCTGCTCTTAGGAAAGCCCTGCAATACCGATGAGGTTTTTGCTCTCGATACTGTCATAATTAGGAAATCTCTGAGCCGAAAGCCGTAAATGTAAGGTTAGCTGTAGATGCGTAAACTGTAATAATATCTGCAGCATCTAGTGTGATGCCAAGAGTCAGAGCTGTTGAGTCAGATGCACCAACTGTGATGTCGTATGCAATGTACTGAGAGTTAGCAAGCGTTGCGCCGTTTGGTCGGATTGCAATGCGGAATGTTGCAGCAGTTGCGGTTAGGTTAGCGATAACGATTGTTGAGACTACTGCCTCTGTTGCAGATGGTACTGTGTATAGAGTTGTTGCTGTTGTTGCACTTGGGTTGGACTGACCAAGCACCTTGTAAGTTGTTGCCATTTATTTCTCCTTATTAGTTGTTGGTTAGTTATGCACCCATTAGCATAAAAGATACGTTGTACGGATTGTCTGCTGTCTCTGGAACGGTAGGCGTAGCCCACTTAACACCCAGAGTTTGTGTTGCATCAGCTGTAAGAACCTGACCGTTTGTTCCTACTGCAAGATTATCTACGACACCAGATGAAGCACCTACGAGTAGATCTGCCTTGGCAGTAACTACAGACTCAGGGATTGCAGCATCTGCTGTAGCAACACCTGCTGTAAAGAAGGTTGCATCATCACCGGTGAGTACGTGCTGGACTGTTGCGCCTGCAGTGTGCGAAATGCCAGATGTACCAGCTTGTGCGCGAATAACTGTCAGTGTGTCTGTGTTGATCTGTGTGACCCAAACGATTTCCTCGTTGATGGTGTCCACATCTAGCGCGACAGCAAATGAATCTACGTTGCCAGCACCTAGCGTTACTCCACCCATAAGGGCTGAGCCTGTACCAGTAGCCACCGTAATAGTTGTTGTTGAGCTGTTGATAGTAGCTGCAAGTGTAGTCGCAACGGAAGTTGAACTGAACTTTCTTGTCATAGTTTAGGCTGCCTTATCTTTAACGGGTGAAGTGAACGCGAATAGGGAACTTGTCAGATAACTTAAGTGACTCATCCTGCAAGCGCTGTTGATACAGTGCGTAGATGTATCTGGAGTTTGTAGAACCAGCAGAACCTGGAACCTTGCTATCGGCAAGGTCGGACTCTGCAGAAGTCAAATTGATACGACCAGGATCTACAAATGAAAGCAGACGATAGGCTGCGCCGTAAACGATTACATCTCGACAAGACTCTGGCAGACCAGTTACTGCGCTGAAGTCATCTGTACCAGATGTCATAGTCTGTGGTGTTGCTGCATACCAGACCTGAACAGTACGTCCTGGCTGGATGTTGTCATAAAGGTTGACAGTCTTTTGTGTGTTAAATGTTGCAACGTTTGCCATCAGGTCAGCACGCCACTTCTTCAGTGGTAGCCATTCCTTTGATGAACCAGTTGTCTGCCAAGACATATACAGAACATTCTGTACATCATCTGGCAGGGCATAGGTTACTTGGCTTGCGTTAAAAGTAAATGTGTATGAGTAGACAGCCCAGAGCTTAGGATAAACAGATCCGATTGTGTCGTTGATAGCCTGCTTGATATTGGTGCGTGGGTATGAAGGTGTCAAAGTTACCTGCGAGTTAACTGAGTGTGGAGCAGGTGAGGTGTTCTGATAGCCACGTCCGAAACCTGGAGCGGCATTCATTGTGTTGTTCTCTTTAGTGAAGTTGTCAATCCAGATAAGTTCATCATCAATTTCGATGATGCCCTTTGCTAAGTTGTTAGATGAACCGATTTGAATTGCTGTATCTGTTGTGGATATAGCACTGGTCAGATAGGAGATACGATCTTGTCGCAGGGTGAAACCTGCAAGTGAAGATCTAACTTCCGATATCAGATCATTTAGTGTTGCCATTCATTTTCTCCTTATAGAACGCAAGGTTCTTTACCAGTCGCTCATCATTTGGACTTATCTTTACTGCTTCTTTACCGTACTTGTATGCCATCTTCCACTTACCTAGTTGCCAGCAACTAATCGCTGCTAGGTCATAGGCCATATGTCCCCACGCCCAAGACTCTGCTAGGAACTGTGTTGGCTTTTCAGTAAAGGTCAAAGCCCTTTCTGATACCAACAAACATTCATCCCACATAGCTTGCGTGTAGTAATAATTTGCTAAACCAAGAATTGACTCTCTGCTAGCAAACTCTTCTGTGCCTTTCATAAACCATTCTTCAGCATTTTCTGGTTCGCACTTAGATAAGATGCGACAAGCTGCAGAACGCTCTTCTGGGAAGATACTTATCTCTAAGTACTTTTTCAAAGTCTCTGCTGCCTTATCCAACTGATTGTGGTAAGACTGTTCTCTACCTAGATAGTAAAGGTTTCTCGAATCTGGATTCTCACGTACTGCCATCTCAAGCATTGGCAGGTACTGTCCACGAGACTTTGTTCTATCCTGCAGGTGGTGAGTCTCAAAGCCAGTAATGAAGTCTTTGACTTCTTCTCGCTCGTGGTACCACTGCGGTACTTCGTGAATCGGATAGTGCCAGCGTATACCTTCTCGCCTGTGTACCTTGAATCCGTTGAACTCTGATGCTACAGATCCATCATCATTGAATGCTTCAATGCGTCTGTATGTAGGTCTATCAAGTCCTCTAGCAAAGGCTGCTTCTAAGTGCTCACGCCAACCAGGTGTAAGCACCTCATCCATATCAAGTGCTATGCAGTAATCAGCATCTGCTGGAACTACCGCAAGCGATGCGTTTCTCGCGTCATCAAACCTAAAGGGATTGACATAGATCGGCACAACCGTAATACCAAGATCTCTAGCAATCTCAACGGTATCGTCTGTTGATCCTGTGTCTGCGATGATGTGGTAATCAGCTTCCTTGGTGGAGTTGTACCAACGCTCAACGTGTTTAGCCTCATTCTTACTAATGGTATAGATAGCAATTTTCATTGCTCTAGTTTACATCCCACCTAACATAAATATGCCTGGATAGTTGCCATCTGTCGGATGGACGTGGTCTTGTGCAGATGCAAGAGTTGAAGTACCTGCAACTGCCAAACGGTCTAGCGCCTTTGGCGCAGCGGTACCTAGAATTGCAGAACCAGTTGCACCCGTTGGACCAGTTGGTCCTGTCGGACCAGTTGCACCCGTTGCACCTGTCGGACCGGTAGCACCTGTAGCACCATTGGCACCTGCAGGACCGGTAGGTCCTGTGTCACCTGTTGGTCCGGTAGGACCAGTGGCACCAGTTGCTCCATTGGCTCCCGCAGGACCAGTTGGACCTGTAGGTCCTGGCACTGTGCTGTCTGCTCCAGTAGGTCCTGTAGGCCCTGTAGGGCCTGTAGCGCCCGTATCACCTGTAGGTCCAGTAGAACCTGTGGCCCCCGTAGCACCAGTGGCTCCTGTCGGACCCGCTGGTCCGGTGGCTCCTACTGGTCCTGTCGGCCCAGTGTCTCCAGTGGCACCTGTGGCACCGGTAGCTCCAGTAGCACCTGTAGATCCTTGAGGACCTGTTGCTCCTGTAGCACCCGTAGCTCCTGTGCTTCCTGTGGCTCCAGTGGGTCCTTGTGATCCAGTTGCGCCTGTCGGTCCAGTTGGACCTGTGTCTCCCGTTGCTCCCGTTCCTCCTGTAGCACCTGTTGCTCCAGTCGGGCCAGTATCACCAGTAGACCCAGTATTGCCAGTGGGACCAGTGGGGCCAGTAGGCCCAGTATTTCCAGTTGCACCTTGTGCTCCCGTCGCTCCTGTTGCACCGGTAGCACCGGTGCTTCCTGTTGAGCCAGTAGCACCGGTAGGACCGGTCGGTCCTGATGGACCTGTTGAACCTGTTGGGCCTGTGGCCCCTGTTGGACCTTGACCACCTTGTGGTCCTTGGTCTGCTGAAAAAGTTACTGAGACTTGTGGGGTAATGGATTCGATAACAATTACTGTCTCGCTCATACTGTCACCCCTGGAGTCACTGTGAATTGGCCTTCTAAGATTCGTGTTACCTCTGCACCTGAGTTGAGTACTAGGTCATAGACATAGCGACCTGGTGCGATGTTAGTAATGCTTGATGGGAATGTAACTGTCACACGTCCAACAAGTAAATCAAACGCTAGGTAGCCGTTGGCTAGCGTTGCTACAAATGTAGTATTAGCTGCACCTGCAAATGGGCGCACTGTCATAGTACCTGTGTAGCCAGTTAGGTTCCACGGTGTTGAGTCGTTCTTGATCTGGAACTGAAAGTTAAATGTTGTTGCTTGCTCTAACGTAAGGTTATATGTCGCACTCATCAAGCACCTTCATCAATGCTTTGGAGTGCTGCGTTTGCAGTAAGGCCAGTAGTGCCAGCGAGATAGTTGCATATGCCGCTGTAATCAAGACGGCTCTTTGCGCCATCTGGGATACCCGCAATGTCATTGAGAACTCCTACTGTATCTGTGTGATAAGGCGTAACACCACGGTATGCAGCCCAAGCAAGAGCAGCTGATGCCTCATCAACATATTCTGTAATTGGTGGGTAGGTGCCTCCATTAGCGAGCCTGTTGAGTTCTGCTACTAGGGTTGTACCTGGATTTCCTGTTGGCACCTATCTACCTCACTTCTTCTTTTTGCGAGCTACTGCTGCATTATCAATTAGATTTGGATAAGGCCTACCTGCTGCCTTCGCCTTTGCTTTTGCTGCTGCCTTTTGTGCTGGCGTTAGCGTCTTAGATTTTTCTTTGGGATTCTTTTTATCCCAGAATGCTGTTTCTTTTTTCTTCACCATTTCTCCTTATTTGCCCAGTACGCTGCAGACATCTTGCCCTTGGCAATGTTCTTAGCGTGACGTGCTTTGAAGGAAGCCTGTCGTGCAGTTGGCTTCTTATCTCCAGTTACACCTTGCTGTCCAAAGCGAATGGTCTTGACCTGATCGCCTTCTTTAGCAACTACAACGTGTGACTTGGTTGGGTGTGACGGTGTCTTCTTAGGCTTGTTAAAACCTTCTACACCTGCTCGCTCTAGGCGAGGATCTTTCTTAGCTGGCATCGTTACTTCTTTCGTGCATTCTTACAGGTAGCGCAGTTGCACTTGCAACCCTTTTGAGGCTTGCCTGCCTTACACTTGCATCCACATTTAGCGCACATTATTTAGCACTTACACATCTTGTCTGACTTACCGCACTTGCGGCACTTGCCAGGCTTACGCACGGCCATTACTTCTTACCGCCAACACCTGTTGAGATTGACTCGTAAGTCATATACTTACGGTTAGATGCAAACTGCTTGTCTGCTAGTGGGTATGGATCTACCTCATCAACACTCTTGACATATTCAAACTCTTTGCCGTTTTCTTTAGCGTATGCTTCATCTTTCATTTTTTACTCCTTAAGGTTTTAGGGTTAAACTTGTTCCGTCAAATGCTTTGCCTGCTTCATTACTGATTCTTACCGCAGCATCTATATCAGGTTGTCTGGTTGAACGTGGTTCGATTCCCTGACGTATTGCGCCGTAGTAAGACTCTAGTTCTTTATCGTGAGCTTTGGCAGTAGGTACACCATCACTACGTGCTGCTCCTGTACTCATTGTTAAACCGAGCACTTTGCATCCGAAGCAACCCTCTACATCCACTGGGTGATCTTGTCTATGTTTTCCCATTAGACCACCGGTGTGAGGTATTCGCTATAGCCAGCATTGATAAGCACTTGTGCTTCCTCATCTGTTAGCGTGTAAGCGTGTCCACCTAGATAGTAGGTAGTGGCATTTGCCAAGTCATCTTGGTATGGAGTTCTGCTTTCAGTAACAACAGTTCCATTAACTAGCAATGTAACTCCACGTGCAACATCTGTCATATATGACGGAGTAGCACCTGTGTAGGAGCCACCTGCAAGTGGGCGCCCAGCAAGACGTGCATACATATTGAAGTATGTACTGTCACACCAGGTTTCATTTTGCCAGGGTGTTCTTAGTTCGTATGGCATTGCTCTCCTTAATGGGCTTACCACAAAGCAGAGGGCGCGTGCGCCTCTGCTCTGCAGTCAACCAATTACTTAGTTAATAGATGAAGCTGACTCAATGCGATATAGAGCTGCTTCACGTAGGCGAGCAAAGCCGCCCATATAGTACCAACCGATTGTGCGGAAGCGACGGAGAGCATCAATCTCTGGACCGATAACGGTTGAGATGTCCTGTCCTTGTGCTTCTGCAAGTGCTTCACGACCAGCGATAACAGCCTTGTAGACGTTAACTGATCCTGAGTTCGCAGCGAAAGGCACACGAGGTGTCTCTACTACGAATGCACCTTCGATGACGCCTACTGCGCCAGCGACGAATGGTGTGCGATCTACGTACTGTGTCAATGCCTGGAATCCACCAGTACCTGACTCTGCACGTAGGTCTGCTGCCTGACGTGGGTGTAGGTATGCTGCGTACAAATCATTGATACGTGGCACAGCCTTGTTTGTGCGAAGCTGTGTTACAGCCTCACGGATATCAGCAACAGCCATTGTCATAGATGATGTGATTGTGTTTGTTGTTGTTGCAGTTCCTGCGTAGATGACGTTTGAGCCACCTGTTAGAACTGACGCAACTACAGCATCAATAGAGTCTGCTGAGTTGTAAGCGATGATGTCAGCAAGTGCTGAATCTACATCGTTGAATGAAGTTAGGTTTAACTTCTTTGTTGTTGTTACTGCTGAACCGTATTCGTTCAGAGTTACTGTAACCTGATTTGGGTTACCTAGAGCAATGCTTGATACATCTGATGTTTCTGTCAATGTAGATGTAGCCTGAGCTAGATCTGAGTAGATAGAGAACACAACTGATGAACCAGGCATAGCCTGCTGTACTGGCTTGACATCAGCGATAGCACGCATAACAGGAATGCTACGAAGAGCCATACGAACGTATTGATCGTATGCTGTCTTTACGAGTGCGCTGATATCGGAGGTACCAGTTAAATTACCTGCTGGAATTGCCATTTGGCTTTACCTTTCGATTGTGGTTTGGGTTAAAGTCCAGATTGACGAATGATGTCGTCTAGCTCTTCTTTGCTGCTTGCATTCATTAGGCGGGACATCACGTCTGCGCCTGCTTCTGGTGTCATCCCCGCATCAGCGGTTCCGGTCATCCTCTTGTATGCAGCAATGTCTGCTGGATCTACATTCGTTCTCTGGTTTTGGCTAAGTTCAATACCGAATACATCGGCATAGTCCTCAAGCCACTTAGACACAGACTCCTCAGTTGGGTCAATGTCCTGTGGGATAAATGAAGCGATCTTCTGATTTACCCCGCGACGTTCAAGGGCGTCCTTGATTGATCGTTCGCGTTGGGCCTTGCTAAGTCCTTCAAACTGAGAACGAAGTTCTGCAAGCTCTTTGTCTTTAGCTTTGGCTGCTTTGCGTAGTTGTTTCACAAGGTCGTTACCTGACGAATCCATATCGAAATCGTCATCATCCTCGTAGTCGTAATTGGACATAGTCCTTCTCCCTATCATTGATTGATTACGTAGGCCTCATACCAAACTGGGGAATCTGATATGGCTCCTACTACTGGTCTTGTTATCGCTCCAACGAACCAGTCGTCTCGTTGGCAGGCTTTATTTAGAAGTTACCTGCACGCTCTCGTGCAAGTGCTCGTGGTGCTGAACCGGACTTACCAGAGAATGCTGCTTGCTCTAGTCCGACCAGTTTCTTTCGCTTAGCTGCAGCTTCTGCTGCACCTGGTACGTTAAAGATTTCCTGCTCTGCAGTCTGCTGTGTGTAAGCACCCAGTCCCTGCTTTGAGTAGATATCACCTAACTTGGTAGCAGTAGGTAGAACCTCTGCTGCAGTTCGGTAACCTTGCTGTGCTTGTGCCTTGTTGACACCGTAGCGTGCTAGGTATTCAGCATCAGTTACGTTCGTTGCAAGTCCCATCTGGACTGCAGATGAACCGATCTCTGCTGCTGTGATGCGACGCTTGATCTGGTCTAGTCCCTTAGTTGGGTCTAGTGCATATGCAAGCAAATCACCGTTAGTGATATCTGGGTAGAAAGTCTTAAGCGCAATGCTGACCTCTGGGTTAGCGTAGATCAGGCGCTGTTGTGCTGTGGCAACGCGGTCTTCTAGTTCAACTGCAGACACATCGTTAGCAATGAAGTTATTGAAACCTTCTTGCACTCCCATATCTCCAGTCTTCCAGTATGTATCTGGTAGACCTGCGTTACGCAAGATGCTCTGGTACTGGTCCTCAAGACCAATGTACTCTGCCTCAGAGATTGCCTTTAATCCCTTGGCAATACGTGCTGAGTTAGCTGAGAAGCGCTTCTTGTAAGCATCTGATTCACGCAACTTGATAGCAAACTCTGCAGCTGATGCACCTGATTGGATAAGTCCACGTAGTGGCTCTACTAAAGAACCAAGACCGTACTTTGAAAACTCTGCATAGAGCAAGTCATATGCTGACTGACGCTCTGCTGCATTTTCTGCCTTAGTTGCATCTGCTGTTAACTGCTTATCGCTAAGCATTTTTTGATACTGAACATAAGCTACTTGATCTGTAAAGACAGTACCGTCAGTTGCTGTATATGTACGTCCACCTGTTGTCAGGGTACCTGTGTTAGTAAGAGTACCTGTTGTAGTCAAGGTACCAGTATTAGTCAAAGTACCAGTAGTGGTTAAAGTTCCAGTTCCAGTGGTTGTTACCGTAGATGTACCTGTACCAGTTGTGGTAATAGTTCCAGTTCCAGTTCCTGTACCAGTTCCTGTACCAGTTACAGTAAGAGTTGGTCCTGTTGGTCCGGTTGGTGTTACAGCAGTGGTAACTGCTGCTAACTGTTCAGGAGTTAAAGGCCTTCCAGCGCCAAGATCTGCAACAATTTTTTGTAATTCTGTAGGTGTAAATGTTGTCTTAACAGGAGCAGGCGTAACGGCTATACCAAGCAAAGCCTTTTGAGCATCAGTTAATGGTTGCCCACTTTGCAATCTTGTTAGTGCTACACGAGTCTCTTCTTGCTGTGCAGCTGTTGCTGTCGCAGTCTTCTGCGCTGCTTTATCTGTCTTAGCTCCGGCAGCTTTAGTTTGCTCATCAACTATCTTAGTTATACTGGTGCCAGATTGCGTTTCTGCTGTTTTAAGATTTTCAAGAATTGCACCGACAAGTCTGTTGTACGCTGCAGGGTCTGCTTCTTTAAGATAATCAAGATAAGATGTGCGATCTTCTACTGGCAAATTTGCCTGGAACTTATTCCATTGTTCTGCTGTATATGCCATTGGTTACCCCATAAATCCAAAGTCTTGAAGGACTTTGAGCGCTCCGCTAGATACTTCATCTCTAGCACTCTGTGTGTACTGCCAACGATTGTCTTGACGTAGTTGACGCTTGAAATCGTACAAGTTCATATCGCCCTTATCTGTGATTGCAGAACGCAATGTTGGATCGTTCAGGTCAATCTGATCTGGGTTAATCTCAAGTACTGCAGCCATCTGGTTCTTGTATGGCGCATAAACATTCTCTAGGTCATAGCCTTGGTTGAGAAGGTTACGCACATATTGTGGCTGTCCTTGGGAAGCAAGAACGCGAGCATCTTGTGCTACGCGATTGATGTCAATAGTTCCAGCTGCAAGTCCCTGAAGAACCGCCTGCTCTAAGTCTCCACCAGTTGCTGTGGTTGAAATACCAGGAAGGATGTCCTTCAGACCAAAGCCATTTGCCTTAGCAATTGCTTGAAGCGTCTGGTAGTTCTGCAATGCCTGACCGCTGTATGCAGTTACATTCTGAGCACCAGTTCCAGTACCAGCAATGCTAGATACCTTGCCAATGAATGGAACGATAAGAGCGTTGATTGCTAGTGGGTCATCATCTAGGAAACCGTCATAGATCTTGGAAGCAACAGATTGTGCCTGCTCGTCTGTAAGAGTTACTCCGGCAATCTCTTTTGCCTTTGCCTTAACAGAACGCATCTGCTTATCAAGATACAAGCCGTAATCTGTCTTAGATACATCTTCGCCAGCTGCACGAAGTTCGTTGTACTTAGCACGATCAACAATACGTGTGCGTAGGTTTGCTGAGTTTTTCTGCCACCAAGTAGTAGCTTCTGCTGCTGCAAGAAACTTCTTGTTATCCCAGCCTTCGTCAACTGCTTTGACAAGAATGTCACCCAGACCTGGCACTGTGTTGAACAGGTAATCAGGTAGGTCATACCAGAACTCAGTCTTTGCAAGAAGAGTCTTAAGGTCTGATGGCTTCTTTGTTGTGCCAGTAATAGTTGTACCAGTAGTGGTTGTTCCAGTGATAGTAGGACCTGTAGGTCCAGTTACCTTGGTTGGTCCTGTTGGGCCAGTAACCTTGGTAGGACCTGTTGGTCCTGTGTTCTTAGTAGGACCAGTAGGTCCAGTTGTTTTTGTTCCAGTAGAAGTTTTAGTAGAGGTCGTAGGGCCAGTAGGTCCTGTTGCAGTCTTGCCTCGACGTGCCTCAACCAAGATGTCGTTTGCCTTCTTAATGGCAGTATCAACTGTCTTGCTGACTGAGTTGTAGTCTTTAACTAGCTTGTCAAATTCTTTTTGTTCTACGCCAGAGAGCTTGTCTCCACGAGCGATCTTGTTAGCCCAGATCTTTAGCTTTGCTTCATACTCTGTAAGTGTTGGCTTTAGGCTGTTAGCGTATTCAAGTTGCTTCTTAGATAGTGCTGTGACCTGTGCAGATGCTTTTTCTTTTGCGGCTTGTGCCTGTGCCTTTTCAGCTGCAGAACGCGCAGCAGCCTGCGCTGCTTGCTTATCTTTGATAAGTTTATTGACGTCAATTGCCATTAGCGACCACCCAACGCATTCATAAATGTCTCATAGAAACCAAGAACCTTATTGGCCTTGCCTTCATCTGTGCCAGCAACCTGATCTAGTAGATACTGTTGCTCACTAATACCTGGTGTAGTCACACGAGTCTGCTTACCGCCTACTGTCTTGTAGGTTGTAGTTGATGCAGCCTGTTGCTGAATCTTCTTAAGACCAGATGTGTACTTCTTGATCTCAGCATCTGTTGCATTACGACCAAGTGAGTCCTTGATAACAGACTGAATCAGCATCTTTGCTGCTTCTGGTGTGTAGGCAGTGATGTCTTCGACTACAGAAGGCTGCCCTGTGCCGCTTCCTGTTGGCTCAAGTTGAGCAAGGAAATCATCACGGCTGATAGGACTAACAGCATTGATAGATAGGCGATCTGTTTCAACTCTAGTTAGCGCCTGCTGTAAAGCAGGTGTGTACTTACCAGTGATCTTACCCTTGTAGTAACCAGCTGCTTTAAGAACCTTTGAGTAACCAGTAATAAGTGCAGGACTCTTGGCTACAATCTTAAGGAAGTCAGTGAAGTCACCTGCTGGAGAAGTACCAGTATTTGCTGCGCTACTTGCTGCTGCAGTACGTGCTCTATCTTTTGCCTGTGCCGCAGCACGTGCTTGATCTGGTGAACTCATTAGTCTCCTAGCAATCTACCAAAGAGTACGTTGTAAGCACTCACGGTGTTTTCATTGTATTGTGAAAGTTCTCGCATCTTGATGATGGTTTCATCCTTGTTCATCTGTGACAAGAATCGGCTACCACCAAACTGCTCTAGGTCCTTCTTTGAATTCTTGTAACTCTCGTAAAGGTCTACCATCTTGCGTAGAGCCTGAACAGTTCCAGGAGCCGCCTTGTCTGCTGCCTTTGACTTGAGCATTGCTGACAAATCATTGTAGGCATTCATACGCTCAATAGCCTTCTGGCTACCCTGAGATAGTTCTTCTTGAACTAATGGACGGCCAGCCTTGTAAACTGTAGCCCAGTCTGTAAATTCTTTACGAAGTTGAGTACGCTCAAAGTCAGTTGCAACAGACTCAAGGTTTGCCTCGTATGCGTTCTTCTTCTCGTAGTAAACCTGCATATCTGAAGCGGTCTGTACTTCACGAAGGAAGTCTGTAACTGTCTTGTTCTTGCGAAGACCCATATCAGTCATAGTCTTGTAAGCATCCCAAGAGTAACCGGCCTTGTGAGGAATCAAGAAGGTTGCACCTTGCTTGAACTCCTTGAACAACTCTTGGTTGTTCTCTACAAAGTCACCAGACTCTTGTGCGTAACGGAAGTACGCAACAGTTGAACGGTCTGATTCAGAGATAGTAAATGGCATTTGATCTGGGAAGTACTTAACCCACTCAGCCATTGCTGTGTCATAGTCACCAGTCTTGTCAAGAAGACCGTACCAAACTTGCTTAAAGTTTGCCTCACCGTTACCGCGTACCCAGTCAGCCATATCAGACTTGAGCTGTACAGAAGGTGATGCAGGTGCTACGAAACCGTAGATAACGCGCATACCTAGGATACCTAGTGTGGTGTTCTTTAACTTAACGCGGTAATCTTCAAGTTGTTTAGCAGTAAATGGAATTGGAGTTCCATCTTCAGCAAACTTTTGCTCTAGTCCGTGACCAGATGCCTCAAGGTATGTCATAGCCTTACGAGATGCGCTGGCATACTGACCATCGCGCTCATCTGTGTTCATTGCTGCATAGATACGGTTAACGTGTGCTGGCAAGAACGCTGAAACCATTGGTTGATCTTCTGCATACTTACCTAAAAGTGTGGTTGTGATGGTATCTGCAGCACCTGGGTTGAAGATATCCACAACATTAGACAGAACCTTGATAGATACACCTGATAGTGGACCAGCAAGGGTAGGAATTGCTGAGTCTGGGTTCAAAGATGGTGTAATCATCTTCAAGTTAGCACCAAACTGCACTGGCAATGGGACCTTAAACTCTGCTGGTACACCTAATGCGACCATTGCAGACTGAACTGCCTTGTAAACGTACTGTGTACCTGGGTAAATGAAGTATGGCTCACCCTGATCGTCGTGCTGTACCCAACCTGAGTGCGTAATTCCCTCATATGTTAGTGATGCACGAGCAATTGACTCTGGGTTGTAGCGTACAACGCGGTAAACACGGCGATAGAAGTCTTCAGTAGCACGATAGAAGCGTGCAAAGTTACGACCGGAGAATGCTAACTGGCTCTGCACCAGTGGATTATCCACATATGCAAGTACTTGCGCTGCTGCACGCTCTTCAATGATAGTTGCTAGTTCCTTTTGAGCGCTAGCTTCAGCCTTAACAAGTGCCTTTTCGTCTGTGATGCCACGCTTATGAGCTGCAAGGAAAGCATCAGCAAAGCCTGTCTTCTCAAACTCTTTACGAATCTTAATCATTTCCTGCAGAACCATAGGTTCGCGTGAGAAACGAGCGTTAGCGTTACCTAGCCAGTCCCAACCCCACTCCATCAATGATGTTGTGTAGTTACCTGTATCAGATACAGCTACTAGCTGTGGTCCAAGGATGTACTGTGGTGCATCTGCTGCTGAAGTTGGTAGGTCATCTAGTGAAATCTGACCTGAAATCTTGTAGCCACCAAGTTCATCATCGTACTTACGGATCTTATTGAGTAGATCTACGTTGATTGTTGTGCCATCTTGCTTAACAAACAGTTGCTTTGCAGCGTTATAGACACGTTGAGCGTGCTCTTCTGCACTTACTCCACGCTCTTCTAAACGGAAAGACTTAACTAACTTAGCGTTATCTTTGTCTGTTAACCATTCAAACAGTTTACCGACTGCAACCTTTTCATTATCAAGGTTAGCAACAGCAATACCGCCTAGTCTGTCATTGGCGTAGTAGCCAATACGCATAGCCCAAGCTACTTCAGACTCTGTGCTAGCAAGTGGTGCCATCTCTGTGAAACCACGTGAGCCTTTAGCACGACGAATGTTCTTAGGAAGGTTGTACTTAAGTTCTTCTGTACGAACATTGTTCTTACGTGCAAAGTTAAGTGTGCGAGTGTAGGAATCAACACCAGTAAAGGAGTTCTTTCCACCTTCAACAACATCCATAAGGGCGTTATCTAGGTCACCGTGCTTGATCTGTGCAGCAAGTGCTGCTCGATCTGCTTCAGTAAACTTACCTAGTCCAGCCTTCTCATAAAAGCGGGCCATCTTGCCCTCATTGAGAGCATTAGCCATAATCTCGCGGATCTGCGCTACATCACCATCTGCTGCTTGAATTGCAGCACCGTATGCCTTTGCTTCTTTCTTATTGATAAAGCGAAGCGCACCACCTAGTGGGTTTGCTGCAGTTTGTTCAAACTTAGTTAAACCTTTTTCCATTTGCTGTGCAGTACGCAAGCGTGTTGACAGCATACGACCCTTGACAAGACCAAATGGTGACTCACCAATTGCAAGGTGAACCATTAAATCTTCAGATGCGTTACGGATTGCATAACGTGGACCGGCAAGAGTTGCAAATGACCAAGCACTGGTCATCTTATCTACCCATCCAGAGTGCGCTACACCGAGCATACGCTGGATAAGACCAGATCGTGCAGATGCACGGTCAATATCACGAACGCTCAAGGTGGTTACATAGTCAGACATATCTGAAAGAATCAGACCAACCTGCTCGTCTGTTCCTGGCAACTTAGCTGGGTTGTATCCAGAAGCATCTGTCATCGCAAACTTAGGATCTGCCTTACCCTGCAAAGCACGGGCAATTGGCTGACCTTCTTTAGTTACGTTAAGACCGCGGATATCTGCAATGGTTGACTGTAGGCCGTAGAAGATTTCCTTCTTGAGTCCTACCTCAGCATCATCAAATGCCTGAGCAATTAACTTTGCATCATTGCGTGGTAGCACTAAACGTGCATACTGATAAACCTTCTTGGCTGAATCTGCTGCAGTAACATCTAGCGACTCGTTCTCAAAGATAGGTACCTTTTCAAACTTAGCCTTAAAGCGGTCAATGCGATACTGAACCTGCTCTGTTGAAAAACGAGCCATACCTTTAGCATCATAGTTAGGCTTAATCTTGCCAACAATTGCTTCACGGTTATTAGTGATCGTCTCTTTAATGCCGTCATCAGTTGCTGCTCCACCAAAAAATAGGTTGTCAACAAACTTAGAACCCATAAAGTCAATGTTAAATACTTTGTTAGCAGTTGTAACTGTATTGATGCGAGCCTGACGTAGTGGATCTAGGCGTGGAATCATCACACGCTTGCGACCAATCTGGCCCTTCATCATCTCTTTAGTCTGGTCTGCGTTAAGGAAGAAAGCCTTAGCTGTATTGGCATCCTTGATAGGAGTGTCAATGTTGACAAAAGACTTGATAACTGCATCACCAAACTCTGGTGCTGTAATTGCTAACTGCTTCTTAGCTGCAACTCTTTCTGCAGTTGTAGATGCCTCGCGGTACTTAGTAAGTTGCGCTCCGTATGTATCCCAGAATGCTGCTACCTGTGGGCGTGCAAATACTTCTTCAACCTTATTGCCACCGACTACTACATCTAGTGAGTAGCGTGAAATGTCAACCATCTTCTTAGCCTTACCAAGACCAAGTAATGGATCTGCATATACGCGGTAAGCCGCATCAACAGCACCTGAAACAGCCTTATACATAAAGCCGTTCTTGACAAAGTCACCAGGAGTAAGTGCATCAATTACGTTAGCAACGGCACGTCCTGGAGAATACTTAGCAGCGCTGACTGTATCTAGCGCATCGTTCCAAAGAGTATCTTTGTTCTGCTGAACTGCAGCAGCGATCGCCTTCTCAGCATCTGTACCAGTTGCAAGAATGTCGCTGAGCTTGTCTCCTTTAGAAACACGCATAGCAACATTGATACGATCAGCACCATACTGGCGCTTTGCTGTGTCAATACGATTAGGACTAAATACATTATCGCCCTTATCGCTTGCAATATCCCAAGCGTTGCCTGCGCCAAAAGGTGATACACCTTGGTCAATAGCAATAAGACCAGTACGCGCTACGCGAGTAGCAAGGTCAGATGCTTCTTGTGCCAGTGCAAATGCACCGCCAAGTGTGTAGTGCCAAGCAGTTCCTAGCCAACCACGGTTAGCCTTCTTTGCTGGATCTTCTTGACCTGCAGTCTTAATAAGCGCTGCCTGTTGAGCAGGTGTCTTAGATGCAAATGCTTGTTGTGCCACGTTTTGTGGAAGGTTAGAAAGTTCACGGTGAGTTGCAAGAGTCTTGCTCAGATCTTGCATCGCCTTCTTTTCTGCAGGAGTTAAACCTGCAGCGCTAGCTGCTGCGTTTAGATCAGCCAATTAGTCACCTCGCGCAATTGCCTGCTGATACAAGATGGCAATAGAGCCATCTGTGTCAAAGGGCAACATCTTGGCTAGTGTGTCAGATGTCTTAGCAACTGACTTCTGCATCATCAAAGCGTTAGAACCTGGACCTGGACCCATATCAATACCTGCTGTGATTGGCTCGCCTGGTCGTGTAGTTGGTGCAAATAATTCTGTTATTGGTGCCTGTGTTGCTGCTTCGCGTACATCTCCACCGCGTGCAGGGCGAACATCAGGTGTTGTAGCAAGCGGAGCACCAGACTTAATTGCCTGTGTCTCAACGCCTTCACCGTATCCTGTGGAACCCATAGTTAGTTTGTCGCTGCGTACAGCGTACTTACCAGGACCTGATGCACCTGCTAATGGGTTCATTGGCGCAGTTGTCATTTGTCCTCCTCTAAAGTTTCTAAATCTTGTGCCATATCTTCCCAAGCCTTATTGACTTTGGTTTTATGATTGGCGTGGTAAATCGAAAGTTCATAAATCTCAGACATCAATGTCTCTATGCACTGGGTTACGTTATAGAAGAACCCAATGATTATTACTAATAAATCTGTCCGGCGTACAGGGCGCGGAATCCTATCGTTATCGTTCAACACCCTGTACACCTTTCAGTAGTAATTAAGCCTTCTTGCCTTTGCGAGCTGTTCCGGCATAACCGAAGTCAACCTTGCCGCCCTTTGGCTTTGGAGCCTTAGTGTCAACCTTGATTGGTTGTACTGAAGCCTTTGCCTGTGATCCCTTGTTCATATCTGCACCTCCTTCGGTTATGCTGCGCCGGTGATTCCGGCTAGTAGTGACGCTATATCGGGTTTTTGACCAGCAGCAGGGGCCGTACCAGCTTGTTCTTGTGGAGGTTGCTGCGAGGCAGGAGCGGGGGCCGCACCTGCTGCTGGAAGTTGAGGTCCACCTGGCATACCCATTTCAGGGGCAGGTGGTGGTGGTTCTGGAGCGAATGCTTTTTCTACAATCGTCTCTAACGCTAATCCCTTTTGACGTCCCTTAATAACCTCTGCAATACGAGAAACAATGAGAGATGGGTCTTGTCCTTGCGCCGCAAGCGCTGGGATAGCTTGTGCGTACTGTGCCACTGAGACACGAAGAGCATCACGCATTTCTTCAATATCAACACGTTGTTCCTCCTGCGTAACATTGAGGTCCATTGGAATCTCACGACGTACATAGTCGCGTGATACCAACTTGTCAGAACGCATCTGGAGCAATGCAATGATTGCACGTGATGGGTCCATACCAGACATAATGCCGTAGCGAACATCTACACCGTACTCGCCCTTAATGTCACGAGATGGTGTGTACTTAAGAACGTAAGGTGTTCCATCTTCTGAACCCTTGATAGTCTTCTGTACATTTGAGAATAACTTCTCGTCTACTTCAAAACAGAGCCCAACAAGATCACTGAACATTCTAGCGAATTGGGCTTGAGCTGATTTGATTTGAGTATCAAAACCAGCTTGCAACTCCTGTACGCCACGACCAGTAATAACACTTGCACTGGTATTTCCGGATCTGGTTTCAGGGTAACGAGCGCCAAGCCGTAGTTCACGTTCTAGCACTCCTGACTCTGTAAAGACTCCTGGTGGTAGATCTAAGCCTACACGACGGATGTTCTGTGGCTGAGATGAACGCATAATTGAATCTGGACCAAGAGCAAGTTCTTGCACATCCTGTGGGATAGCAATAGGTGCTTGGATAGACTTTTCTGCAGCCTGAATCTGAAGGATTGCAAAGCGAGCACGAGCGAGCTGGACTGCCAACACATCGTCATACTGACCACGTGCTTGACCGTCAAGAGAAGGGCGCTGTGCGATTACAACCATACACTTACCAAGTTGGTTAGGTGTGCGTACTAAAGTTAGGTTCTTGCGCTCTGGCAAGTAGATAAGGTCTTGATCCTTATCGTGGTAGCGCACCATCGTAATAGATGGGCTACCTGGCTGGTAGTTATTCTTAGCCAAGATTGCATCTGCAAACTCTGGGTACTGAGCACAAAGAGTTTCAGCGTCAGTTGCAAGTACCTGCGTTACAGATACAACACGACCAAAACGATCTACCTCTGGGTACAAGCCCCACGGATTCATTATGCGGATGCGTGGGTTGTTGGAGTCATAATCCATCTCCACCATACCTGCGACCATACCGTAGGTGTTATACCAGTCGGCACCGTCATACATCTGAAGCTGTAGTTCAGATACAGAGATATAAAAGTTTGCAATGCGTGTACGAGTATCTGCAGCTTTGCGTGCTGAATCTGAAACCATATTGGTTGCAGAGCAGTTAAATGATGGCAGTGGTGCCATCGCTTCTGCTAAGTCACGGGCTGCAACGTCAATAAAGTTGGCAACCAAAGGCTTTGGGTAGTCTTCGGAAAACATCGAAGGATAGACCTTTGATAGATCTCCTTGACGCACCGAAAGAACATCACGCATACGCTGATCGCGTGCAGCGAATTTGGTCTGCAAGCGACCTAACTTATCGTTTACTTCTTTTGGTGTTAACACTTGGTTTCCTTATCCTTTGTATACGTCTGCGCCGTACTTCTTCTTAAGAAGTTTAAGCATTGCTGCATCTTGTGCAGTCATCTTAGGCATTAACTTCTTTGCATCAAAAGTCTTTGCTACTGATCCTTTAGCTGGAGCTTTCTTCATTGCTGCCATTGTTATTCCTTACTTATTTAGAGGGCCGCGCATACCGCCGCCTAGTGAACCTAATGGACCGCGAAGACCTGAACCGCCAGTAATTTTTGGTGTTGTCTTTGGGGCTTTAACTGTAGTTGTTTTTGAAGTTTTAGTTGTAGCTTTAGGCTTTGTTGTTGCACTAACTTTTTTAGTTGCTTGTGCTTTTGCCTGATCTGGAGACTTTGCCTGAGAAGCAAGTTGCTTCTTGGCCCATTCTATTTTGCCACGAGCTAGTTGACGTTGCTCTTTTAATTCTTTCTTTTCCCAAGTAGGGATTTCAGCTTTGCCACGTAAAGAGTCCATCTCTTTCATTGCGCCTTCGATTTGTTTAATCATAGCGCGAAGTTCAGCAGGTGTTGCTGCCATTGATGTCTCCTTAGATGAATGTTTTGTTTTGGTCTGCTAATAACTGGTCAATGTTTACTACTAATCGCTTACGCTTTTCAGCGCCAGTTAAAAACGGATTCTTCAGATGGTGTGAGTTGTACTGACCATAGTTGAGCATCTCACGTGCTCGGATCTCGCAGAACCAGAGCGCCATTACTAAGTCAGTCTTGCCCTTAGTAGTAGGTGTCCAGGTAATCAACTGCTCGATTAACGCCTTGACATTTTCCGTCTGATCTGATGGAAGATGGATAAGATTGTCGCGGTGGTGTTTACCGTCGTGTTGCTTGGTGCCGAACAAAGTTGACATTGACGCAACACCAAAGCCTGCGTCCCACTTGTTGTTACCTGTATGGTGTTCCCGCAGTAGCACTCCGCGTGATGCCAAGTGCTGACGGATTCCTTCATCTTGTGTAAGGAAAGACTGGAACGCATTACGTTCAACAATCCACTCAGACGGGCCGTATAGGGAAGTCCAATTAAATATAAGGTCACGAATATCGGCAGGAGACGGTCTAGTAATCTTAATAGCATCTACGATGTACCTCTTGTTGGTATTGCGATCTACCGCATAACAAATAGCTGCGGTATCACCAATCATCGCTGGGTCAAGACCGCAGATGATGGAGTAACCACCAAGGTCACGTGGGTGGCCAGGGTTACCTGCAACTAATGGACCTGCTTTACGCATACCGTCAATAGAACCACGTACGCACACGGGATCGAAAGCTGAGTTTTCAGAAACATCTTGCTGTTGATAGACAAGTGCCCAAGTGGATGTGTCCATCGCTTGGCGTTCGTTGTAAAGGTTACGACCAGACCAGCGTGGGTATAGGCCGTTCTCATCTTTATCAGATTCTTCTTGTCCATCAAATGGAGCATCTGACTTAGGCCACAAGGTAACCCAGTTGTCTGGGTCCTCATCTGCCTCGAGTAGTGCTGGCATAGCAAGATAGGTCCAAGGGACTAATCCACCTGGGTATCTATCCTCTGAGCGAAGCTCGCGGTATAAATCCACGGATGCTACGCGAGTTCCGATAATAATAAGTTTACCTGTTGGGTTAAGACGAGAACGTACGTCCTGGGTTAACCACTTGATCTGACGCTCAAAGTCATTGGCGTTAGATAGGGTGACCGCGTCATCTACAATAATCATATCTGCACGCTTACCGTAGATCTGACCACCGATACCTACGGCTTCGATGTTTGGATCTTTTTCGCTAGACTCACGAAGCTCATCACCGAAGGTGACGCGGGTTGCTTGCCAGGAAGCGGTCTTAGAGTTAAACCCTACGCCAGCAGCATATGCCTGTTGCAATGCTTCATAATTAGGATGTGTCAGTCTTTGCTTGATGGCGTAGAGAAAGTCAGCTGCTAGTCGCTGGGTCTGGGACACAATCAGAACACGGAAGTTCGGATTGCGTGCTACCTGCCAGGTGACGTAGTCAACGGTAATAGTCATTGACTTGGCGTGGTTGGGCGGAATGTTGACAAGGATACGGTTATTAGCCAGACCCTTTTCATACTTCATAGAAGGGTGAAGCCAACCTGGTTCACGGCCCTCGATCACATCTACAATGTTCTTCTGGTGGTCAAAGGTCCTAGAGTGTAGGAACTTCTGACGGAACTCAGTAAAGTCTATATCGTGTACATCACCTGATGCGAAGGACTTGTCCTTTAAGCCCAGGCGGGTTCGGTCTACCTTGTCTGCAAAGACCTTGTCTGTGCGACGGTAGTACTCGTAAGTCTTAATGGACTTACCGGCAGAGGCCGTGGCCTGCTCAATGGTCATACCTTCAGCTACAGCGTTTAGGATAATACGCTTGGCTATGTCAGCCGAGTTCTCTGCCACGTATTCTCCCTTAAAAAAATTTTTTGAAATCGGCCGGAATCAGATTTACACCTGGTTCGGGAATGTCATCTAACACCTGGTTAGATATAACTATCCCAACTAAAAGCGCCGCTAGCATCGGGCTTAGCGCCCGAAGGAGTTCAGCGAACTGAGGGGTAAGTTAGTACTCGGCCTAGGGGCCTCGCAAGAGGCCAACCGAGGTCGCAAAGCCAGTGCTCCCCGCTTTGCTCCCTTACTATATATAAGGCAGGAAATTTAGAGCATTTCCCGCTTTCGCGGTGTGGCGTTGGTCACAGTATATAAAACCGCTGGTCAGAGCCACAATTGGGATCTCACTTTAGTCGAAATATTTATTTGGGGAGTATGTACACACCCCGGCCCGGATTCACAAACCCCGGGTACGCGTGAGCCGTCCGGCCGGTGACCCCCACCCCCCGGCTAGACAGTCCGGGCCTAACTGTCTACCGTGTTTTACTGTAAAGATACGGGCAGACTCTACCCCCGGCACACCCTAACCCTTAACCCTTTAAGATTAAGTAACCGCCTAACCTTGCAGCTCTCTCACCTTGCAGCTACTAACCGCCTAGCTCTCACCCGATAGCTCACCCGATACTGCAGCTCTTACCGCTGCAGCTCTAGCGATCTAGCTACCTAATCGGCTAACGCCTTACCCGCTAACCATTAGACAGTTGCGCCCTTATTGTCTACCTTGTTATGTGATCCGATTCACTAAATAAATTGCACTAGATAGCTCTTTAGAGTTGCATATCTACGGCATAGTCCTGTAAGTTTCTCCCTGTAGAGCTACTCACTTACCTAATCAAGCTCTACGGATAAGGGTTAAAAATGAATGAAATCACGCTCAATAAGTGCAACTTTTGCGATTATACCGGTGAGGCTACTTTCTGCCCTAACTGTACGACTAGCGCCATAGAGCAATTCAAGGCAGCGATCAAGGCTCAAGAGTCTAAGACTTGCAAGGGTAGAATTAAGGACTCACTAGCTTCACTCAACGAGGACTTAGCTAAGCTAATGAATGACCCCGACGGCGATGAATACCACGATGACCCGGCGCTATCTATTGACACCTACTCTCTTACCACTGTCTGCCTATCGTGGGGCGGTCCTAGCTCTTACTTAGAGATCAAGCACGTCGGCAGCTGCGTGCTTAAAGTGACTTACCGCTTCAGCGATTGGGGCGATACCGCGACTCTTCCGGTGTATGACACGGAGCCAGCTTATCAATACGCCTGCTCTATCGTGGAGGGACTAGAGTAATGACTATTGATAAATGCGATAAGTGCCAGAATATGGCCCGCGTTACCGTGTCCGGCTATCTAGTACCGCGCTACCTATGCGCTCTTCACGCTATGCAGCTATGCGAGAGCGTGGGAGATCAAGCGGGAGCTGATAAGTTCGCGCAGCTTATGGCCGGGGATAGGGTGAGCGCGTGAATAAATTAACCCGTCGCGGGTGGATCGTGTTAGTAATCCTACCCGCTCTCTTATTAGTTGCAGCTCTCGTATGGGTGAGCGGGCAGGTGTGGTATGTGCCTACCCCGTACGGCGGGCGCTATTGCTTCGACACTATGGCCAATTGCTACGCTGAAACTTTCACTAGGTAGGTGACTCTCGCTCTCTCTAGCTTAGGCGTGAGAGGGCGGGGGCCGGTACCTAGCCGGATCTTAGAAAGGGTTAGATTATGAGCAGAAAGAAAGAGCACGTGCGCTTAGTAGATAGCTATACACGCGAGACAGTGGGTGAGTGCGATCTCACCCCTGCAGCGGTTAAGAGACTAATCAAGCTCTACCGTGAGCAAGGCCTATGGGTGGAGGTAGCGTGATGACAGTAGAGAAGACATACGCGGGCGCTCTAGTAGTGAGCGCACTGGTGAACTGGCAAGGCGTAAAGTGGTTAGAGAGCGCCACCTTTTACGGCTACACGGTAGAGGAGGCTAAGGCTAACTTTATGGAGTCTTGCGCCCGATTAGATTACAAGATAGAGAGAGGGTGAGGTAATGAAACACTATGAGGTAACCGTGTCGAAAGTAGTTTATCGGCTAGTGGATGAGTTTGAGAGTGAGGGCGAGGCGCGAGCTTTCGCTATCACGCGAAGAGATCTAATGAGAGAGTTAGACAAAGACTCTAGGGTAGAGTACTTCTATGATTTAGAGGAGGCTGGCGAATGAGTACTTGTATGGTTTGCTTAGGTGATTTTGATGATGAAAGTATGATCGAAGACATAACAGGGACTAAATACTGCCTGTTAGATAGTGGTGGTATCTGTTCTGTATGCGGTATGTATGAACTAAAGTGCGAGTGCGAGGGAGATAGCAATGAATGAGGAATACCTACGGGCTAAGTTTAACTTATGCCTAGATCAAGCAGAAAAGAACATACAAGAGGAGGACATAGCTTTGGCTATTAAGAACTTGGAGAGGGCGAACTCCGCAATGGCTCGCCTGTTTGGATTAGAGGAGGAGGCTGATGAGTAACGTATACACAATCCACCCACCTAAATCTGACCTAATCCTGTTCTATGAAATTGTAGAGCCGGAAGGTAGGGGAGAACGGATACGCTGGGGCGGAGGAGATGTTAAGTCTGCTATGCAATGGCTATACCTTGCACCTGTAGGCTCACGCCTACTGGTATCTGCGTGGGATAGTGACGAAGAGGACGCTCATTTAGTAGGGCAAACGATAGACATAACAGAGATCATTCAACAGGCAAGGGAGGTAGGGCTATGAGTTACTGGCTAGGTTTAGCTGCGGTTATGGTGGTAGTCTATCTACTTATCGTGTGGGAGGACAAGATCAATGGAGAGTAGAGAGGTAAGCGGTAAGCAATCTATTCATTACCGTAATTACAGACGGGCAAGAGACCGAGCTTTAGTACGCCTGTCTCATTTATACGCTGATACATACAAGCAGTTGCTTGTGGAAGAGAGGGAGTTAGATGAGCAAGAAGGCAAAAAGTGGATTGGCGTTACTGATAGTACCCGTCTTACTATTACTACACATACACGGGCGAACGCCGTCCCTGCATTTAGCGGAAGTACCGCAGATGCAGGCGAGAACGAAAGCAACAATGGAGGAGAAGCGTGAAAACAAGGCACTTACGATTAGTTACGCAAGAGCACTCGGTTACAACAACAGTCAGATCAACTGTCTCGTCAGCCTTTGGACCCGTGAGTCCAGGTTCGACCACCTTGCTCGCCCAAGAGACTCTCAGGGCAAACCAACTTCGTCAGCTTACGGAGTTGCTCAACTCCTTAGAGAGCGCAGTAGCCAACCTGAATTACAAATCCTCCACGGCATTAGATACATTGCTCATCGCTACTCAGGGAGTGCGTGTCGCGCTAAGAGCCACTCCGATAGACGCGGGTGGTACTAAGTAAAGCTATGCTATAGTTTCAGCTGAAGGTTGCTAACCCTTTCCTTCTGCTGTATAGAAGCCCCATCGGTAACGGGAACCGGTGGGGTTTCTGCTTTGCAAAGACAAAAAGCCCTAGCCAATTAAGACTAGAGCTTGTTGCCAGCACTCAACAGCGATTTGCTGTCCCGTGCATTAACTATAGCTTACGTATCCACACTTGTCCATTAACTATAAGGTTCTCAAACTTTCCTTGATAGCGGTGGATAAATAGATTAACACCTAGCTTTGGTGTTAGGTGAGCAGCCATCTCCGAACCCCAGGTGTAATCATCAAAGGCGAGGATGCCACCAGGTTTAAGATATTGCCACGCTAGTTCACCATCTATCAAGGCAGAGGCAGCGGTGTGGTCTGCATCTACATAGACAAAGTCATACTCAAAACTATTCTTCAATAGGTAATCAACTGTTGTGCTCTTATTCTTAGCAGCCCTGCCATTGATCTTTGCATCATAGACTGACTCAACTTCAGAAAAGTCCATCGAATGATGCACCTCTTCATCGCTACCTTGCCAGGTATCAACGTCAATCAGTATGGAGTTAGCGCCAGTCAGTACATTCTCTAGCATCCAAGCACTAGCATCTCCTGTGTATGCACCCAGTTGCAGGAAGGTTAAATTATCCACGCCCGCTAACGGAATTAGGAACCGCTCAAAGTTTTCCTGAGCAGTTATCTTGAACCAGTTGGGAAACTTATCCTCCATTGGAGTAGAACCCTCCACCCTTGAACTGGATACTAGGTGCATCAAACTTACGGACCATCTCTATGTGACAGTCAAAGCAAGAAGGCGAACGTGGTTCATCGTGGATGCTACGCTCAATAGTTATCTCGCTGTTGCACTCTATGCAACGATAGTCATACATCATAGTTGTACTGCCTCCTCAATAGGTAGATAACCTACTAACTTCTCCATCTTATGGTTGCGTGCGAACTCTGTTGTCGCAGGCATCCAACCCACTGACCATTCAGGTTCTGCTACATCCATTAGGTCAAAAGAAAAGACACCCTTCGGTGTCGAGTTGATATAGAACGGGATGAGATCTCGCTCAGCAGCTTGGGTTATCAGCTTGCGATACTTCATCTCTTCGATCAGCAAGGTATCGTAGTGTGTATAGCGACACTTGAGTTCTATGTAGTGACCTGCCTGCTCACTGATGCAGTCAAAGGAATCGTAGATACCTTCCGACTTGGTAAGGTCTGGATACAAACTCTCTTTGAGAAAGTTAAATAGATCTATCTCTTTCATTGCCACGGACTAGGCCCTCCTAGAAGATCAATAAGTCTGCGTAAAGAGTGCTGACATCTGCGGTCTGCTGTAGATACAGCGCATTCCATCTGCGCTGCTATGTCTTTGAGTGTCAGGCTATCGAAGTGACGTAGCCTTAGTATGTTCTGATCTTCTATGTCTAGCTTTAAGAAGCAACGCTTGATGTCAATTAAGGTAGCCAATAGGTTGCCACCTTCTGATGGTGACGACTTACCTTTAGGTTGTCCATCCTGGATCATCTGTTGGATCTGCTCTAGTACTGTGCCATCTACAACGGATGCAATAACATAAGGAAGCAACTGACCAAGTTCGGCGCTCTTGTAGTACGCCTCATCAGTTGTCTGATACCCAGACTTAGACGCCTTTTCCTTGCGAGCATAACGTTCTGCTGCACGGCGCATCTGAAATGCGATACGACTTTCATTGTGCTTACGCTTGTCATCATCAAGCTCTGACATCTGCTCGTTGATGTAAGCACTACGACCTATAGCCCAAGCAACACACTCCTGCTTGATGTCATCTTTTTCTACGTAGTTCTTGTACCTGCGATAGATAGTCGTAGCCACTGAAGAGGCTAACTCAAATGCAACTGGGTGCAGATCAGTCACGAGGCCACTTACCATCTAGCACCATCAGTGCTATCGCACTGTAGTTGAGTAGATCAATAAAGCTATCTCGTAATGATTCGTTCTCAGGTGTCGCACCGCTGTCAATCAGGTGATTGATGCGTGCTGTCTTGTCGTGCATACGCACACGCAGACCATTGAGTGGTCCACCAGGTGAGAGACTAATGTTAGTTGGGCCGTAGTCCTTGTGCTTCTTGATGAGCAGGTTACCTGCACCATCTAGTACTTCCCACACATCAGTAACAAACTTAACGTGCTTGTAATCTATCTTGTCGCTATCGGCTTTATCAATACTACTTCCGTTGATGTATCGTAACTCAGGATTTGGAAGCCCATATGCTGCAAAGTCTGTAGCATCGTGTCCCACTCGCTTCTTGTCATCATCATACATTCGACTCCCCAATCAATAGCGCTCTTGTGGCATCAGACCCGTGTACTAAGTAGTAGTCATTGATGTCCATACCTGGTGGTAGTGTAACAATAGTTGAGTTCATTACCTCATTAGCCACACGCTTGGCAAACTCAGCGCCAGGGTTAGACCCATCCTCTTTCACATCGTTGTCACCAACAACGTAGATAGTGTCATAGCCACCAAATAGTTTTGGAAAGTGTGGCTTCCAACTGGCTACACCAGGTACACCAACAGCTGGGATGCCAAGCATCCCGCTAGTAATGACTGCATCTAACTCGCCTTCGCACACGACGATGTGTGGTGACTGCAAGGTGATGTCGCATACGTTATACAGGTGTGCCTTCTGTCCGGTAGGTGAACCGTACTTAGGCTTGCCATCATCTAGTCTGCGGAACTTAAAGCCAACGCAACTACCAGTTGCAGTGATGTATGGAATGGAGATCCATCCCTCGTACATCTCGTGTCCGTTGTTAGGATCTGTAACAGTACCCAACATAAAGCGTGAGGCTACCTCTTCAGATATCCCACGTTCTTCTAGGACGGCTAGCGCCTCTGGACTTACCGCCTGAGCGTATCGTTGCGCCGCTTCCAGTAGCAATTTCGATTGCGCGTTTGAGGCCATCCTTAAACTCCAAGTTCTCTAGTATGCAGACCAGGTTAGCTGCATTGCCACCTTTACCGCAGGTCTGACAGTAGTAAAGGTTCTTATCTGTATTCATAGAGGCAGACCTACGCGAGTCAGCGTGCATCACACACCGCACTGCTACCTCTCGACCTTCTCGTACCTCGCCACCGAAGTAGCTGACGATAGGTGCTATTGGGATTGAGTTTGCTTCATCAGATCTTGACTTGCCTTTGTGTGACCTGGTCCAATCTTGTGCTGGCATACGCATCCCTTAAAGTCGCACTTAGTATGCCACGCAGTGGCACGCTTGAAGTGGTTAGCTCTGTTCTCTGACCCTGCTCTAAGACAGTTCTGGCAAATCATCTTCTACCTCTTCGACTACTTCTTCAACTACCTCTGGTAGTTCCTGCTCTGTTGGCTGTTGCCATAGTTCTGTTGTTGTGATTTCTCCACCTGGTACTGGCATTATTTCTTCTCCTTCTTGTCCATTACTCGTATTAGTTTTTCTAACGATTGATTGATCTGCCATAAAGAATAAAAGATTCCTTCTTGCCAGTAATCTATATCCCTGTTGTCTCTAAATCTATCGAACTCTTCGCGTTCTCTTTCGGCTTGAGTCATTGCTTCTCCTTGAGCCACTGCGTCAGGTCTTGGATTACCCAAGCCTGATCTATTGATGCGTTGCGACGCTTAACTACGACGTATGAAAGAGGGACTTCCCCAAGACCTCTAGCCTTAGCGTAGTTAAGCGCCTCAACTTGTGCTTCTCTCCAGAACTCTGGCAGGGAAAGAGTCTGCCTATTCTTTAGCTCTAGGATATAGGTTTCTCCAGATATGATAACAACCATATCTCCCTCATCCTTTGCCCCAGCTTTTGTCAGACGCTCTGCCATAACTCCAGCACCACGGAGCCACTTCATAACATCTGTCTCGAACTGAGAACCCTTGCGCCCGTTCTTATTCGCCATCTAGTTTTACCTGATTGACCTTGAAGACTTGGACTCCATCTTCTTCTTCCACTCTGACTATGTTTGCTTGGATAAGCAGTGATGCAAAAGCAGCAAAGTCCTTCTCTAATTTATTGATGCGGTTCTTTACATACTGCATCTCTGTATTAGCCATTGTTGATCCACTCTCCTCGTTCTACGCAAACACGGTAAGGCATATTAGATTTAGTTCCTGCGTTGTATGACCACTGTGTTTCATACTTAACGCAAGGACCTTGCTTCTCTTCTTCTGATGCTACTCCAATAACAATTGCAACAGTAAGTACACTCATTACTACAGCACCAATGATATATAGCAAGCCTTCTTGATCTAAAGCTCTGCCAACAAAGAAGAATAACAATGCTATCCAGCCACAGAAAAGTGCTGCCTGGAATATATAACTAAACATTGTAAGCTCCTTGATAGTTACTCATTGCATCTCTCCTTAGCATCCAGCCAAACTCATCTTCGTCCCCAATCTGGCACGCTGCATAGTTTACTAGCAACGTTGCATAGTTGGAAGCATCAGCTGTGTGTGGTCCAAATCTATTCTTAACCGCAGCAACAGACAGGACTGCCTGTGCTGGGTCATAGCCTAGAGTTAAGATCAACGCTGGCAACTGACTGACCTTGCCGTGGATAGCACGTCTGGCAGGTGGCTTAGTTGGTGAGCCGTACTCTGATTGCTCAGAGACGTGGTGCAACACCATTACACAAGCCTCAGTCTTACGTGCCATATCGTGAAGCTCCATCATAATTGCTCGCAGTCCTGCCCATTCATTGTCAGTTTCTGCTGAGACATTCATCAGGTTATCAATGACGATTAGTTCCGGCGCAATTCCGTAGAGTTCTACGTATGCTCTAATCTCCATCTCGATATCATCTAATGATGGTGATGAGTCAAAGACCCATTTGATGTGACCAAACTTCTGAAAGTGATGGTCGTAGTAGTGGCTATTGCTAGCCAAGTTAGACTCAACAGTTACCTGTGAGTGACCAGATGTGTGAGCAGCAGCTCGCATCATCACGGTAGTTGTGTCAGTATCGGCTGAGAAGAATAGTGTTGGCACCTGCGCCTTGATTGCATAGATCAATGCGAACATTGACTTACCAGCATTAGGTGCAGCAGCGACCATACAGACCTGTCCTCTACGGAACTTGATCTCTTTGTTCTTAAGACCTACCCATACATCTGGTAGCGGTGTGGCTTTGGTAAGCACACCACTCCAAGCACGGGATAAGTCAAGCAACGTCTTCCTCCTGATGAATTTTGGTACCACGATCACGTCGTATCTGTTGGCGTTGTCTAGGTGTTAGACCGCCCCAGATACCGTGAGCCTCGTTTGCAATGCCCCACTCAGCGCACTCTCTGCGGTGAGGACATCTACCACAAATGCTCTTAGCAAAAGCAGCATCGTGGCTAGATGAAAAGGGTGTGTCATTATCTGGAAACCAGAAGTCTCCACCGATTGTTTCACAACTAGGAGCTTCGTAGAATCTAGGCTCCCGCATTAGTTATCGAACCCAGATAGTGTCGCACTTGTCTAGTGCGCCCTTTGGAGCAGCACACATATAGCCTGACCACGGACCCTTTTGTCCTACGCCTGAACGTAGTGACATCACGCCGTGCTTACAGGTATGTCCACCTGCCTGTGCTGGTGCTGCTGCAACTGGTGTTGCATTAAATGCCTGAGCAACTGATGCAACTGTTGGTGCTGCTGCTGGTGCGCCACCGCGCAAGTCATTGCCTGTTGCTGCGATCAATGCAGCAACCATACCTAGGTCGTTAAGACCTGTCTCTAGTTCCTGCACGTTTGCTGCGTAAAGATTGATGAGTGTTCCGTCATTCAACTTGTAGTTGATCTGAAACTTTGTACCTTCTGTAGCCATTTACTTACCTCCACTTTGCTTTATAGATAGTCGCTGACTCTCAGCTCCTACCTTCTTAGGGACAAACCCTAATAGTTTTTCTACCTCGCTACTGTCAACTGACTCTCGTCCCTTAACAGTTGTCCAACTTACTTCGAACCCACTCTTTGTAGTACCCAGTACTCCTTCAAAGGATGTCTTCAAAGAATCCTGTTGCTTTTCTAACTCTTTAATTTGTTCTGCTAACTGTAGATACAACAGTGCATTCTTGTCAATATCTGCGTCAGCAATGATTACTTCACTGACTGACGTAAGTTCTTTTTTTAGACCAACGCATCCCATCTGCCCAGTTGCGTCATAGAACTTACAGTAATGCTGGCAGTAGCTTGCATCCTTCTCAGGTGCTGGCGCCTCTTTACTTTCCTTAACAGCCGCTAGCCAACCGAGTGCCTCTAGTGCAATGGACTCATCGTAGTCTTCGGTGTGAACCTTGACATCGCGTTCGTCCCCGTCCCTGGCAATTGCTACCAGTGACACTCGGTTGACCGCATAGCCGTTCTTAGCTAGGAGGTAGCCGTAAAGTTGTACCTGCCAACGCTGTTGCGTTGATGGGAAGTAAGAAAGGTTCCGGACCTTGCTTGTCTTCCAGTCAATAACATCGCCAGTACCAGGTACAAAACAGTCAATGTGTGCTTTCATTCCGTTGTATTCAACTTCGGTTTCGATAAGCACATCTGGGTTATCTGCTAACGCCTTCTCAATCTCAGCGTGGATAGCAGTACCCATAATTGCAGCGAGCTTTAACTCGTTGTCATTAGTTTCAGGTTGATCGTTAAGTCGGTACCAAACCTTACGTCGGCAACCGCCTACCTCAGATGGACCAATCTGTACCTGAGTAGATCGTGAACGCTTAGCATCACCTGCACGCAGTGCAGTGAGCAGCAGTTCCTTCGGATCAGTTACTGACATTGTTCTTCTCTTCTTCTAACTTGTAAGCAAGACGGCAAGCCATCCAACCCATCTGATAAAAGTAATGAGCAGCATATTCATCTGTCATTGGTATCTGTTTAATTTCCATAGCTCCTCCTAGAACCGTTCTTGTACAACCAACTGTAAAGGCTTGCCAGTATTGGCGTCAAGGATTGAAGCAATGTCAACGGCTTTACGGGCGTGTCTCTTTGCGTAGGCTAACTCCATATCAGGCTTACAGCTTGAATACAAATAACCAAGAGCAAACTGCCCACCACTACCAATAGCGTACGCTCCGACATTACTTTGGAAAAAAGAGAGATCACAAGCAATCCTAAAGACATTGCCGTTAAAAGCCACGAGATAATCAAAACCGCCATCTTTGTCCACCTTGTTGTAGTCGTAGTTGTTATCCATAAATGTTTGGTTGAGACTTGGTATAACTTTCTTTCCCATAAACTGGACGGGATCTTCACCACGATAGATGGGTGGTTTCCAGTTGTACGAAAGGATGTCACCTGGTCTGGTGTCACCTGAGATACCGACGAGGAACTTACCCACCTCTACGATCTTGGGTGTGCTGGTTGCAAGAGTCACCAGGTTATCCTCAGTGATCTGTGAGTCAGCAACTAGCACTGCGTAATCAATACCTTGAATGGCTGCGATAGTTGTCATAGTCACATCCTAACATCTATCGGCGTGTCTTACCTGATCGAACACACCTGGCTCGCTACAATATGAGCCGTGAGGCGAATTAAACAGACGGGCGCCCTCAAAGGGCGCGACAGACGGACAGTACAGTCTACCAGTTGGTTCCGTCTACTCACCCTGCAATTCTTATGGCGTCGTACAGATGCCCTTCCTGAGCCTTTTGGGACCGATCTAAGGGCCTTTGGCCCTGTTCACGTCTGTCCGTGTGGGTCTCAGGTGTTTAACGTTATGGCTAGCTTTGAAGACTACGAGCTGGTCTGGTACTTCCTTGATGCTACCTGTGTTAACTGTGGCAATCTGGTGACAGTTCCCTGCCCAGTAGATGCAGAATAAAACGGCATAAAAAAAGAAGGCCGGTCCCCGTAGGGACCGACCTCCTGTGTTGCCTCGCGCTTACGCTAGATTAGTTATCTAGCACTCTTCCAAACTCTGCCTCTGTCTTGTCAGCCCACTTGATTGCTGGAGCTGCGACTGCTCCGAGCAATACTGCATACTGCGGAGCTAGGTCTGTAAGTAGTGCGATACCCATTGCAACTGCAGCACCTGCGATTGCACGGATGTAGGACTTCAAGATTGCCTTATGCTTTTTGCTTAGTTTTAGTTTCATTTTTCGCTTTCTTCTTAGGTAGTGGCTTTAGCTTTGATGCTGCTAACCTGGCTTGGTCAGCAGTGGTGTACTTAGGTTTGTCTAACCAGGCAAACCACGGGGAAGTGTCTTTGCCACACTCGTCTTTGATGGAGATATGAAGATGCTTGTTGTGCTGGTTAATCCCGTCATACTTGGATTCACCGTTCTTTGCTGACCAGATCTTGCCGTGGAAGATTAGATACTTCACACGTGGGTCAGTCTTTAACTTCTGATAGATCAGGAAGCAGTCAATGCCTGCTGCCTTATCGTGTGTCAGGTCTACTGCGTAGCCTGTGTTGTGGTCACTGTTGGGATTCTGAAGGATATGCGACTTCGATGGGAGCAATCCATCGGAGGCTTTCATACGCGATGGTGCTATCGCTGTGGCCTGACGTAGTACAGCAATAGCGGCAGGTGTGGCTTTCTTGGCAACAGGTTTCATCGCTACTCATTTCTTTACTAACTCGACAACTAGGTCTTTAATGATTGCTACTTCGTGCTTAAGTACAGTGAGTTCATCACGCATACTTGAGCCAGAGTTAGGCTTAAGTTCTGCTAGGTAGTGCTTTACTAGCCAGCGCACTGCGGTAGCAAAAGCTCCCACTACTGTGCATACGGCTACTGCTAAGGTTGCATAGTCTTGCGCTGACATTAAACGCTCCGGATAGTTACTAGGAGCAATCCTCCAAAGCCGGAGAATCGCTTATCGGTTGGGGTACGGTTGATGAAGTCCATCTCTTCGATGAGTCCGATGTAAGACTCACCTGTACGGAAGTCTTCAATCTTGATGGTGTCTCCAACATTTTCTACTGATTCAAGCTGTGACATACGAGCATAGGCAGAGCCTTCGTAGCCAACCTCATTGTTGAACTTATCCATCTCGTGGTCATAACACATCACTGGGTATTGAATAAGTCGCTGACGTGGGATAGCAGGTAGAGCTTTAACCTGGTATCCAGTAAATAGTGGTCCAAGTGATGAGTCAGTAGATGAACGGTTCAAGGTGAACTTGAAGCCTACATACTGCTGTGCTCCTACTGGGTAGTTAACGTTAACCTCTGGAACGCTTGTACCTTGTGAGAAGGTACCGATGTTGTAGGCAGAACCAGTTGCATCAATTGACTGCATTGAGAAAGCACCATCTGTGGTGTCAATGCGTGGTTGAATTAACTTGAAGATCTTGCCCTCAAGTGTGTTGTAACGGATGTAACCTGTACGTAGGTATCCAGTTGCTATTAGTTCTGTAGCTGACTCTATGTAGATGGTTCCATCTGAACCATTACCTGCGTTGCAGAATGCAAGGCGGTTAGTCTCACCCATAAATGCACACGCTGTTGTGTGATGAGTCAGAGTATCTGCTGGGCTGTATAGATCCCAAGCGTAAGCAAAGACTAGCTGGCTGATCTCTTGGCCAAGGTTGATACGAGTAACGCCTACCTGCCCGTCAACACCAGTTGACGCCCAGATAAACTTATCGCGGAAAGCAAAGTCATAGACTGGCTGCTCTGATTCAAACAGTAATGGTCCATAGTTAATAGATCCATCTTGGTCTGATACTGCAGCAATGCGTACACCTTGGTTGGTTCCGATAGCCATATAGCCAAGGTAGTAACTGATCTTAAATGTAATCTCACCTACTGGCAGTTCAGCTGCAGTGATGGCAGATGACAGCGTAGGCATTGCACCTGTTGACTCAAGTGTGAACTTGTAGATGTTTGACTGGATACCGCTGTAACCTGCTACGTAGATAGCAGCACCTGATGATGAGATACTGGTGAACACGTGGTCTGGATCATTGTGTGCATAGACAGGAGTAGGTAGCGCTGTTGCGCTGCTTGCAAACTCATAGATCTTGTCGTTGACACACATAATCAAACGCTCTTTTGTGTACTCAATAACAGCGTTAACTACAGTAATACCAGGAGCAGTAAACATAACTGTTGGAGATGTAGTTGAGTCAGCATTAAGTAGCTTCTTGTTAACTTCCAACTTGCCAGATGCTGTGTCATTGGTGACCCAATAGGCATAGACTCCGTCATCGCAGATTGAATACACTGGGTCATCTGTACCTGCGTTGTAGTCCACAAAGTGGATAACATCTGCAACGCCTGTACCTACTGGAGATACTGCAGTTGATGGTACGTTAGATGCAGTCTTTGCATAGGTAAAGGTGGTAGTTGTAGGTACACCTGTAATGCGGTATGAACCGTTAAAGGTTGCATCTACTCCAGTAATGGTGATCTGCATACCTGTAGATAGACCGTGTGCTGCTGTAGTTGTCAGCGTTGCTACGTTAGATGTCAAAGCCTTGGTGTTAATTGACACTGTAATAGCAGGGAAGACCTTGTCTACGTCATACTCATCTGCAAGAAGCACACCGTTGTAGGTGTTGCTGTTAGTTACCCACTGGATAGAACGCATTGTCTGCCACGGACGGCCATCAGTTCTGATGCCACCTGTAGTGATGTGCTGGTTATTGCAGGACTTAAGCAGTGTTGCCTGTCCCTTGGTCCATACATCTAGGCCTTTAGACTCTGTGTACTGAAAGCGCAGTGACTCATCTTGAGCTGGCTCGTAGAACTTGATTCCTTGACCCAGGTGGAATGATGACTGGCTACGTAACCACCAACCGGTGAGAGTCTGCTCACCTGGTTCACGGCTAGTATCAAACTGGTTCTTACGATACTGCGCTGTTACACGACGGTATGGTGAGTCATCCAGTGGTGAAATGAAGAAAGGAAGTCCAGCAATGGCTATGTCATAGGCATAACCAGTTGCTGTGTAGTTAATGTTTCCTGCTGGGTTTGATAGGACAAAGGGTAAACCCTCGGTGATGTCGTCTCCGTATGGCATTAACTACTCCTTATGTTGTTTGATGGGTACTGCAATTACTTAGATAGTGCTGCGATCTCTTCTGGTGTTAAGCCAAGTGCTGCTAGCTTTGCTTCTGCATTAGCCTTAGCCTCAGCATCTGCTGCTGCCTTAATCTCTGCCTCGTGGGCTGCTGCTGCAGCCTGTGCTGCTGCTGTTGCCTGTGCTGCTAGTTCTTCGGCAGTCAAAGGACGTTCGATGACCTCGCCTGTTGTGCAGTTTACTTCGATTGCTGTTGTCATTGTTGCTCCTTATGAGTTCTTGATGCCGTATAGATAGAAAGATGAACCTGAGACAAAGCCAAGGGTCGCACCTGAAGGTGTAAAAGTTATTGAAGTGATTGCTGAAGTATTGCTCCATAGTCCAGCGGTTACAGCGATTCCTGGATAAGTAGTTGAATTGCCTTCGCTAACAGAAAATTCACTAATTACTTTATTGGCACTTCCGGCATAATTTGGAAAGTAATGTTCGCTAGTTCCAAAAGTATTAGCTGTAGAGCCGCTTCCATTGGTTGCGTATGAGTTTAATAAATAACCAAAAGACCCACTACCTGAACCAGTAGAACCGCCCTGTGTGCGTAAATAAGTTTCGCTATAACTTGTATTTGATCCGTTTACTCTCACCTGCAAAGCGTTTTCAGTAGATGCAGAATCGCTTCTAATTGTGGCAAAAGCAATCAAATCAGTATAGGTTGAAGGAATGGCAGAAAAGGTCACGCTTGCAGCAGAACTGCTCAGCACATTGCTTGAGATGAGTGTGTATGTAGTTGCCATTTTACGCCTTCTTGATTCCGTAGAGCGTGGCTGTTGTGCCTGTGGCAAGGTTGCCTGAGCCCATATAGAACTTGATAGAAGTAATTGCTGAGGTGCTACGCCATAGACCCACAATGCGACCAACTTCTCCAGAGCCGTTATAGTCCTGTGAGTTGGTTACTAAGACTGTCTTATTTGTTGAACCAGCATAACTAAAGAAATCCGCTGTTACAAGTGTTGGAATAGTCGTAGATAGAGCAACTGTGCTAAGACCAAGAATGGAGATGTTTGTCGTGCGGTTTGATGCCGCTGTCGAACCATCGCCTTCTAATGCTGTTCGAGAATAATTGGATGCAGTATCGCCATTTAGCTGCATACGCATATTGTCTGAAATTGTGCAAGTGGCAACAATTACTAAGCGCAAGTCTGTGTAAGTTGCAGGAATGCTCGAAAAGGTTATGTCTGCTGCTGCACTACCTAAAGTTGTGGTAGCGATTGGCTCGTATGTTGCTGGCATTTACGCTCCCTTGATTCCGTATAGTGAGAACTGTGATGGATTTGCAAAAACAGCACCACCCAATGCTGTAAATGTTAAAGAACTAATTGCTGAGGTTGAAGTTGTCAAACCTGAACCAAGATAAACTTCGCCACCTGTTGTGTTGTAATCTGCACCATAAAACATCCTAAAAGTTTTGTTTCGAGTAGTAGATGCGTAGTCGTGGATGTCAATGATAATTGCGCTGTGCTGGTATGAATTGACATTATT